GCGACCTGATATGTATGGACTCGTTATCGTCCGCGGCCTTCTAGGTGAGTCTGGTGGCTGATAGTAGCTAACTGGTCTTACTAAAAGACTATGCCCTGCCTTCTTCGGAAGGTGGGGCTTTTTTTTGCACTTATATGGGGTCCCCCCCCTCATTTCGGTGCACTATATACTACTTATGTGTAGAACTCCCCGTCCCAAAGATTATAATTTAAATTTGATAGGAGAAAAATATCATGGCAAGAATAGGCAACAAAAATTTACTAAAGAAGTACAAGGAATATTCCGACAGCGTTGAGGACTGGAGACAAACAGCAAGGAAGGCGGTAAAAGGCAGTCATCTAGAGCTTTATCAATTTGGCAGCCCAAAGGCCAGACAGAGAACCCAAATTTTCAAGTATGGTCCATTGGATGTCGTCAAAGGCGAAACGGTTCTCTATTTTTCAGGCGCGATAGCTGCAACGCCACTCGCCCATATTGAAGTGAAGCAGATAAGTCTTATTGTGTCGGGTGCATTGTCTTCTTCTAATTCCTTCCATGCAACCTCGCGACCCAACTTGTTCGTCGACAAGGTGGGCATCAAAGGCCGCAATCTCTCTCTGACCCACGACCCCGATTATTTCTACACAGGATCGACGGAGCATTACAGGGAAAATACTACATATACCTATGTCTCAGCATCCGGAGACGCCCTCCTCGCCGGCCAAGCTAGAGCCGGCCACGGCAGCTATGATGCTAGCCACATATATCGCGGCGGCATTTTTACTGCTAGTGCTGATATTAGTGTAACATTCAACAAGTCCCCCGGCGCCATGCCAGAGGCGACTTTCGATAACTCTGGATCGCTTTATCTGTTTGTTTACGCCGAAAAATGCTGGAAAGCCTGGGACTAGTTTGTAGAATATGATTGATGCCCTGCCTTCTTCGGAAGGTGGGGCTTTTTTGTTGGTGAGTTAAAGGGCCAATAGACTATTTATTGAGAACAAGGAGGAGTTTGTAATGAACCCAAGAAAAAGAAAACTTTTGAAATTGAAGGCACGCGCAGCCAAGGAAGCCGCTGCCGCCGAACAAGCAGCGCCAGCCACGGAAGCGCCAGCCAAGGAAGCACCAGCTAAAGCAGCGCCAAAAAAGGCTCCAGCCAAGAAGAAGGCCGCCACCAAGAGCATCTTTGGAAGCAAAAAGAAAGAGTAGTCAACTACTTACTACTGAATAGAAGTAAGGAGAACTCTGTGAATGGCTGTACCAACTTTAACGCCCAAGAGTCAAACTAGCACTGTTATATTGACTTCCACTGGAAGCGCTATAACGACTCAAAACGGCGCCGGCAACACAACACACTATCCGTTTGGGATTTATGCAACTCCCGGCGGCTCACTCTATGATGCAAATTTCATTTCTGGCGCCTCTGATCAAGTTGCTTTCACCTATAAGAAGTTGGGCGGAGATGTGCTTGATATCGAGCTTACTGTTGGCAACATCTATGCTTCATACGAAGAAGCAGTATTAGAATATTCTTATCAGATAAATGTTCATCAAGCCAAAAATGTTCTTTCCGATCTTCTTGGTATGTCAACCGGAACTTTTGATCATGATGGACAGATGACCGGCGGAGATGCCTCCGGCTCGGCAGTTAATCTTTCTTTTCCTCGATTTGAGTTCACCTATTCTAAGAGGGTTGCTGATGGGTTCGCCCAAGCCGCCAATGCCGGCGGCAACCGTACCATGTATTCTGCATCCTTCTCTATAACGGGAACCGTGCAGGATTATGATCTACAGACTATCATTTCAAGATCTGCGCATCAAGACAATGATGCAGCCACGGGAGATCCCGTACTTTATGCTGGATTGGTCGGAAATAAAAAGGTTAGAATAGAGAAGGTATTTTATAAAACTCCTCAAGCAATGTGGAGGTTCTATGGTTACTATGGTGGCTTGAATGTTGTCGGAAACTTGAATTACTATGGGCAATACTCAGACGATACAACCTTCGAGATAATTCCGGCTTGGCACAACAAGCTTCAAGCCATGGCTTATGAAGATCATTTGTGGACAAGGCTTTCTCACTATTCTTATGAGCTTCACAATAACAAGCTTCGCCTATTCCCAGTTCCAGATGGCTTTATGAAAAACATGTATGTTAATTTCAGTATTGATACTGATGGCTGGACGCAAGATAGTGATCGGACTTTCGGCGCCGATGGAATAAATAATATGAGCACTTTGCCTTTCGATAATGTGCCCTACGAGAACATTAACGCCATCGGCAAGCAGTGGATTAGAAATTACACCCTGGCGCTCTCTAAGGAGGTTCTAGGGCAAGTTAGAGGAAAGTTCGGGTCTATACCCATTCCAGGCGAGAGCGTTACCTTAAATGCTTCTGACCTGCTTGGACAGGCGAAAGAAGAACAGACTGCACTAAAAGAAGAGTTAAAGACAATACTTGATGAAATGACTTATAAAGCCCTCGCGGAAAAAGACGCTGCGATGGTCACAGCAATAGACACAGTTCAGCAAGAAATCCCAATGTTAATTTATCAAGGATAGGAGGTGAGACATGAGCAATGAATGGAAGCAGCCATCAGCACCTCCCCCTCCGCTGTTCCTGGGCAAGAAAGAAAGAGACCTTGTTAAACAGGTCAACGACGAGCTTATAGAGAGAGTAGTAGGTCAGACTGTGGTTTACTATCCAATCGACATCGAGAGGACGAATTATCACGATCTCTATGGTGAAGCATTAAAGAAAACTTTTCTTCCACCAGTTCGAGTTCACGCCCTTGTTGAATTCGACGGCATAAATACAAAGTATAGTTCGAACATCGGTTTGGATAAAGAATCTAGTCTCACGGTTCACTTCCACAAGAGGCGCCTAACCGAAGATCAGGACCTCTATGTGAGAGAAGGTGATTTTATTTTGTACGGAAGCATATATTACGAGATAGTTACTTTAGCAGAGCCAAAACAATTGTTTGGACAAATTGATCATTTATTGGAAATATCTGCTAAGTGCGTGAGAGCAAGAGAGGGACTATTCGATGCCACCTGATTATACACATACAGAAATTCAAGGCGCGAATGGAATTATAAAAGAAATAAAGTTTATGCCATCGACGCTTGAGGTGATTGATCGAGCATTGTTTAGGTTCGCGGATGAAGACCTGAACATACATGTTAATACGAACAAGGGGTGGAATAAGGTTCCAATCATCTGGGTCTCGGCAGAAAGAGCATTTCAGATTAAGGATGATAAGAATTTAAGAGATTCACAGGGTTCTTTAAAACTTCCCCTTATAACGATTGAAAGAGCGTCGGTTGAGAAAGACGCATCATTCAAAGGAACTTTTCAGGCCCATGTTCCAGACTCTGGTGTCGCAAGAAGAATAACTTTGCCGTCCGGAAAGGTCATTAAGCACGACAAAACTTCGAATTTTCAAAACGCTTGGTCTGCAAGACAATATGGGAGCCCTACCAACCCACAAGTTGGTCATGGCCAGCTTAATTTCCCGACAGACAAAGCAAATCAGAGCAGGGTTGTGATGCAGACAAAATATCTTCCCGTCCCTGTTTATGTAAAAGTTATGTATTCTCTAAAGATAAGAACAGAGTATGTCCAACAAATGAATGATGTTTTTCAGCCCTTTATTACGAGAACAGGACAAATGAATAGTTTCTTTATCTCTCACGAAGGACACCGATATGAAGGATTCATTGAGGGTTCTTTCGGTCAGACAAATAACATTGCTGAATTGGGCGAAGACGAGAAAAGCTATGAGACGAATATTGATCTTAAGATACTTGGATATTTGATGGGTGAGGGCCCTAACGATGAGAAGCCAAAGGTTTCTGTTGAAGAAAATGTTGTCGAAGTAAAGATCCCCAAAGAGAAGGTTATTGTTGGAGACATCAATACCTATCTTAAGAAGAATGCTGAGGGCAAAGGTTTTTACCGCGAGTAAAAGGATTTTGCCTCCCTACAGTACTATTTATTAAGTGAAAATGCTGTAATCACAGAAGTTAAGGAGACGCATATAATGGCTGACGCTAAAAAGTTTAGATTTGTATCACCAGGAATTTTCCTGAATGAGATTGATGAATCGTTCCTACCCGCACAACCTACAATACCTGGTCCGGTAATCATTGGTCGAGCAGAAAAGGGTCCGGGCATGATTCCCGTAAAGGTTAATACCTGGTCGGAGTTTGTTGATATCTTCGGATATCCAATGGCCGGTAACGGCGCGTCCGATGATGTTTGGAGAGATGGTAACTATTCTTCTCCAACTTATGGCGCATATGCTGCGCAGGCTTATCTCGCATCCGGTGTCGGTCCTGTAACATATGTCCGTCTCATGGGAACTCAGCATGCAAACCCAACAACCGATACCGGCGAAGCCGGCTGGACAACCACCAACACTCCAAACACGACTTTTGGCGACAACGGGGGCCCATGGGGTCTGTTTGTTTTCCCATCTTCGAGTTCTGATGAATCCTTGACTGGCTCACTGGCTGCCGTTTGGTATATGCAAGATGGCATCCCTGCGCTCTCCGGTACCGCACCCACTGGTGGAGCCTCCGGTGTAGCGCGCCAAGGCGCGGGACAGGTTATACAATCAGACGCTAGCGGTCAATTCAAAGTCAAGATTCTTCGAGATAGCAACACTACTATAGATGAAGATATAACTTTCAGCCTTGATCCAAATAGCGATAAGTTTATCCGCAAGATGTTCAATACCAGCCCAATAAAAGCTAATCAGGCT